ACACCGAGTACATCCAGCACGCCATCTGCGAGGCGCTCGCCCGGGACCTGAACATCCCGCTCCAGACACTCCTGGACCGTCTGCCCCCGGTGCAGCCCCGCGATCCCAGTGGGAACTTCCACAGGCGGAAGTCAGTAGAGCCAGTCCGGTGAGTGAGAGTACGCTTGTGCCATGCGCAAGGTTCGCCACTCCCAGTACTGCCGAGGGGGATGCCAGACATTCCTCACGGTGGGGAAGCGTGCGACCTTCGCCTACGGAGGGTTCTGGTGCGACCGATGCGTCCTGACACACCCAACCGTGCACCGGACCCTGACCGCTTCCGCCAGTGGAAGCCCGAGGCCCAGGCCAAGGCCCTAGAACTCCTCGAAGAAGCCAAGACTTCACCGTGGAAGCCGTTCTACTGCCCCATCTCCACCTGCGACGGCCTCCCCCACGGAGAGTGGACGCACCAGCACGCCCGCTCCGACCAGCGTCCACCGAAGTGGACCGACGAGTGGCTCACCTGGCTGCTCGCCGGAGGTCGAGGATCAGGCAAGACCCGCACCGGGTCCGAGACCACGCATCGGGTCACCGAGATCACGCCCCGGATCATCCTCATCGCGGCCACCGGCCCCGACCTCCGAGACACCATGGTCGAGGGAGTCTCCGGCCTGCTCGCCACAGCCCCACCAGGGAAGCGCCCGGACTGGGAGCCGTCCAAGAAGCGGCTCACCTGGCCCAACGGGTGCATCGCTGAAGGTGTCAGCGCCGAGGAGCCCGACCGTCTACGAGGTCGACAGTCCGGATTCATCTGGGCCGACGAGCCCGGCCACTACCCGCTGGTCGAGGAAGTCTGGTCGAACGCCCTGCTGGGACTCCGAGTCATCAACAAGCGGGGCCTCGCCTCCAAGGTCGTCGCCACCTCCACACCCAAGCCCACCCGGTGGATGAAGCAACTGCTCACCGATCCGTCCACCGTCACCCACAGGGTCTCCACCTACGCGAACCTCGCCAACCTGGACCCCACCTTCCGCAAGGTCGTGGTCGACCGGTACGAAGGCACCCGGCTGGGCCGTCAGGAGTTGCACGGCGAACTACTGGAGGACGTGGAAGGCGCACTCTGGAACTGGGAGATGTTCGTCTACGTCGAGGAGGCACCGCACCTCGTACGGATCGTCGTGGCCGTCGACCCGGCAGGATCCCAGAACCGCCGCTCCGACGAGACAGGGGTCGTCGTCCTCGGACTGGGGGCCGACAAGAAGGTCTACATCCTCGCGGACCTCACCGGGAAGTACTCCCCCAACCAGTGGGCGCAGGTTGCCAAGGCGGCGGTCGAGGACTTCTCCGCCGACGCCATCGTGGCCGAGAAGAACTACGGTGGCGAGATGGTCCGCGCCACCCTGGAGAACTCCGGAACCGACGCCCGCATCATCCTGGTGGAGTCACGGCGCGGGAAGCAGATCCGTGCAGAACCCATCGTGGCCCTGTACGAGAAGCAGCGTGTCGTGCATGTCGGGAAGCGGGGCGACCTCGCCAGGCTGGAGGATGAGCAGACCTCCTGGGTTCCCGGGGAGGGAGACTCGCCCAACCGGGTCGACGCTCTCGTGCACGGCACCACCGAGTTGGTGAAGAACGTGGCACCCGCACAGATCAGTGACCCCAACAAGTTGCTGTCCGGCAGACGCCACCTCCGTGCTGTCTGATTAGTACTAATCAAAGGACAAAGAGACATGAGCGACCTGTCCCACTGGACCCTGTTCTGGGCGTGCGTCATCGGCGTCCTGTCGGTGGCCCGCACAGCCCGGCTCCTGATCTGGGACGACTACCCGCCCACCATCTGGTTCCGGATGAAGTGGGACGACCTCACCGGGCACTCCGCATGGAACAAGTTGTTCCACTGCCAGTTCTGCCTCACCCCCTACCTGATGGCCGGGATGGCGCTGTGGGCGTACCTCTCCGACCTCAACGAGTGGTGGTGGTGGATCAACGGAGTGTGGGCGCTCTCCTACCTCGCAGCCTCCTACGTGGCGTACGACCAGCCCGAGGAGTAGATGACCGTCTACCCTGGACACAGAAGCGTCGAGTAGGAGAATCATGCCCCGTCCCAAGAGGCAAGAAGCCGTCGTCCCAACGACCGCGCTCGTCGCTTCCGCCGTCACCTATCGAGGCAAGGCAGCCCGCGTCTACCAGGGCCAGAAGGACTGGCAGCGCGAGTGCTACCGGCACTACGGCATCTGCGGTGAAGCGCGGTTCGCCGCCCAGTACTACGGGCACGCCCTCTCCCGCGCCAGCATCGGCGTAGCGAAGAAGGGACCGAACGGACCAGAGGTTCAGACCTCCGGCTCCGGCTACAAGTTCCTGGAGGCCCTGTTCGGCGGCAGAGATGGCCAGCCCCAGATCCTCCACTCAGCCGGAGTGCACCTCACCGTGGCCGGAGAGTTCTACCTCGTCGGGCGCGAGGTCGAGATCACCCAGGTCAACGAGTTCGGAGACGACGAGGGCACCGGCAAGTTCGAGGACGTGTGGGAAGTCATCTCCGTCCTGGAGATGCGTATGCAGGGCAGTCGCTGGTGGATCACCGGAGGCGACGGCAACAAGGACATCGAACTCACCGACGACGACACCGTGATCCGAGTGTGGAGACCGCACCCGGAGAAGCGCATGGAAGCAGACTCACCGTTCCGCGCCCTGCTCCCCATCCTGGTCGAGATCGAGTGGCTCACCCGCCACGTCTTCGCCCAAGTCCAGTCGCGGCTCGCCGGTGCCGGGCTGCTCATCCTCCCGCAGGGCATGACGTTCCCGCCCCCGCCTGCTGTCGACGGGCTCCCCCAGGTCACAGCCAACGAGGCCGACGCCTTCGTCATCAGCCTGGCCGACGCCATGATGACCCCGCTGGAGGACCCCTCCGCTCCCTCCGCACTGGTGCCGCTGATCGTCACCGCGCCGGACGAGGTGGTCGACAAGGCACACCTGCTGAAGTTCTGGTCCGAACTGGACGCCAACTCCAAGGACATGCGGCAGGAGGCGGTGCAGCGGTTCGCCCTCGGCATGGACCTCCCAGCCGAGCAGATCACCGGGATGTCCGGTGGTGGCACAGGTGGCGGCACCGGAGGTGGACCTTCCCACTGGGGGCAGTGGCAGATCGAGGAAGCCACCGTCAAGATGCACATCGAGCCCATGCTGGAGTTGTTCTGCAACGCCATCACCATCGGCTACCTCCGCCCGCTGAACGGGCCAGATGAGATCGCCGTCTACAACACCGCCGCACTCCGGCTCCGTCCAGACCGCTCCCGCGAGGCCATCGAGTTATACAACCTGGGTGTCCTCTCCAAGGAGGCGATGCTCCGCGAGAACGGGTTCGACCCCACCGACGTGATGCCGGACGACGAGCACAGGACGTGGCTTCTGACCCGGGTGGCTGCTGGATCCGCCACCCCTGAGCAGGTGGCTGCCGCCCTCAAGGTTCTCGGGGTCGACCTGGGAGTGATCCCGAGCGGGACGGAGCAGGACATGCGGGAGGCACGTCCTGCTCCGTCCATCGAAGACCACCCCAACCGCGACCTTCCAGACCCAGAGTTGCTCGCTGCGGCCAACGCCCTCGTGTTTCGGGCGCTGGAGCGGGCAGGGAATCGGATCCGACAGCAGACCGGGGTCAAGCCTCCCGGTGTCCGAGCGTTCGACCTGCACACCCTCCACCAGGTAAACGGCACAGCCGACGCCTACCTGCACGACGCCTGGTCTTGTGCCGCCGAGGTCCTGGAAGGGATCGCTCCAGTGGAGGCGACCGTCGAGAACCTAGACGCCTACATCCGGTCCCTGTTCGCCAGCCAGAAGGCTCACTCCCGGCAAGGGCTCGCGGAGTGGCTGGAGCGCACATCGTGATCGTCCTCGCGCTGGAGGAGTTCGCTGCCAAGCGGCGCACCGCCCAAGAGGACCTGGAGAAGGCTCTGCGCCCACGGGTGCAGGAAGCAGTAGACCTCGGACAGAACACCCGAGGCTGGGACGAGTTGCTCACCCTCGTCCGCACGCTCTACATGGAGACGTACGCCGAGGAATCCGGCGACAAGCCCCGCAGGCCCGACTCCCGGTGGACCGGCAAGGTGCTCACCACCCTCCGCAGGACGAAGAACCGGGACAAGAACAGCGTCGAGCGGATCACCGTGTGGCTGGCCACCGCCATCCTCGCCCGCGCCACCGCCGCTGCAGCACAGGACGACCCGGAGGACCTGTTCCTGGAGTGGGTCGACATGGGGGACAAGAAGGTCCGGCAGGCCCACGCCGACGCCAACGGCCAGCAGCGTCCCATCGGGGACAAGTTCAACGTCGGAGGCCAGGAGATGGACGGCCCCGGGGATCCGTCAGTGGACCTGGACTTGTGGATCAACTGCAGGTGCACCGTGCGACCCGTACTGGCCAGCGAGGTGCTCGTGGCGTCAGCAGAGTTCATCAGCGAGAAGCCCTGGTCCGGTGCAGCGTCACGGTTCACCCCCGAACAGTGGAAGTCCTCGTGCATCCTGCACGTCTGCGACGGAGCAGAGAAGTCCTGCCACAAGTTGCCGATCAAGGAGCCCGGTGGAGCACTGTCCCGTGCTGGAGTCCACGCCGCAGCAGGACGCATCGGTTCCGTAGATGCACCGCCCGACAAGATAGCCTCAGCAAAGCGAGCCCTCCGGGGTGCCTACAAGCAGTTGGGTGAAGACCCGCCCGACTCCCTCACCGCAGGAGGAACCATGGACCCCGAACTGGACGAGATCGAAGCCCCCGACACGGAGGCTCCGCAGGTCGACCTGGACGACGACATGGTGGCCCGCGTCCCCTGGCACGGCATCCTCGCCCCCGAGAACGTCCGCTCCGGCGACGGGCGCAAGTTCGCGTCCGGCTCCCTCACCTGGCGTGACCTCCCCCTCCCGCTCACCTGGCAGAAGTCCAGCGGCGACGGGCACTCCGGCTCCGTCGTGGTCGGCATGATCGAGCAGATCGAGATGAAGGACGGTCTCGCCTACGCCGAAGGCCACATGATCGACAACGACGAGTCAGACGAGTTGGTCGGCCTCATCGCGGAGTTCGGGAAGTTCGGCGTCTCAGTCGACGCCGACGACGCGGAGATGGAGATGAACGATGAGGACGAGACCGTCGAGTTCACCCTGGCCCGCATCTGCTCCGCTGCCGTCGTGGCCATCCCAGCGTTCGCTGAAGCCTTCGTCGCTCTCGGCCCCTGGGAGGACGGCCCCCAGAAAGTGGCAGAGACGGAGGAGGAGGAGTGCAAGGAGCGTGACGAGGACGGCAACTGCCTAGACGAGGAGGAGACCGAGGAGTCCCTCGCAGCGTCAGCGTTCGCCCCCGGCACCGAGGACGGACCCGGGTGGCTCACCCACCCCGTCGACACCGACCGGCTTCGTGACTACTGGACCCACGGTGCAGGTGCAGCCAAGATCGGCTGGGGCACCGGAGGGGACTTCAACCGCTGCCGCCTCAACCTGGCGAAGTACATCAAGCCGAACTACCTGTCCGGCTACTGCGCCAACCGCCACAAGGACGCACTCGGCATCTGGCCCGGCGAGCACAACGCCGCCAAGGACGTGCTCACCATGACCGAGCAGGGCGAGGCCGTGCATCTCGTCGCGTCCGCTGGCCACCAGGCACCCGCAGCGTGGTTCACCAACCCGAACCTCACCGAGCCGACACACATCACAGTCACGGACGAGGGTCGCGTCTATGGGCACATCGCACAGTGGGGCGTGTGCCACATCGGATTCAAGGGCGTGTGCACCGAGGCACCCAGGAGCATGGCGAACTACGCCTACTTCCTGACCGGTCAGGTACCCCTGGACGACGGGACGAGGGCTGCCACGGGTCCGATCACCCTCTCTCCGGACGGCGACAACGGTGGTCACGCGGGACCGCGCCTGAGCGCCAGGGCTGCTGTTGCTCACTACGACAACACCTGCTTCGCAGTAGCCGACGTGACTGTGGGTGAGGACGAGCACGGGATCTGGTGCTCCGGCTGGGCTCGACCCGGAGTCACTCCAGAGGCGGTCAACGCTCTGATGGCTTCCGATGTGTCAGGTGACTGGCGAGAGATAGGTGGGAATCTGGAGATGGTCGCCGCTCTCGGGGTCAACGTTGGAGGGTTCTCTACTCCGCGTGCAGCGGTGAAGAACCAGGCACAGGTGTCTCTGGTCGCCGCAGGCGTCATCCACCGGGAGCCAGACTCCCAGTCCAGTGACACACTGGACCCGGACGAGTTCGCGGAGAGAGTGGCTGCAGCCATCGAGGGCAGGCAGGCTCGCCGGGAGAAGATGGCCGCACTCGCGGCCCGCATCAAGGGAGGGCAGAGCCATTCCGTGTAACTGCACCAAGAAGGCGGGGTCCGTGAGGTTCGAGTACACGTCCCCCACCGGCCAGAAGAAGACGTACACCAACGAGATCGAGGCGCGTGCCGCACAGATCCGTCAGGGCGGTGGCTCCTACAAGCAGGTCAGCGCCTGAGCATCAGTACTAATGACGAGGCCCCCACTCCCTGGTCTGGAAGTGGGGGCCTCTGCCGTCGGTGGGGGGCGTCCGGGGGAGGGACATCCAACGGCGCTAGTGGCGCTTGGCTCTGATGTCCAGCCAAGCAGCGAGGAACAGCAGCCCGTAGGTGACCAGGATGCCGATGATCCAGGCAGTCATCAGGCCTGACCGCTCGCTCGGGACGCCTTGAACACCTTCGGGTTCTCGGTCGTGTAGACCAGGGCAGCCGACAGGAACGCCAGCAGTGTGACCACGGTGTCCTCACGAGTCCAGGAGCCGTCGGCCCACTGGGCCTGCACCACCTGGACCACCGTGATGGCGATGGCGAGGACAGCGGCGACGTAGAACTTGTACGGACGCTTGGTGTCGTCCACCACGTTGTCAGGGACAGAAGGTACTGGTGTGCTGCTCATCTGATGCTCCTCAGCGGGTGTGAGTGTTCACGAGGAGCCACCGATGGTCGGAGTGCTCCCCAGGGATGTGCGACTGACTGGTCACCACCAGGTCGGTGGGATAGAAGGCAACGTAGTCGATGTCCCTGCTGCCCAGTGTCCCACCAGGGGGATTGGACGGCAGATCGAAACTGGTGGTCATCCCCAGTCGAGCGAACATCGCCTCCGGGGAGTACGTCCAGTCGTTCTTGTCCTCCGCGTCCCACGACCAGTTGAAGTCACCGGAGACCGTCACCAGGCAGCCGTCCCTGCGGAGGTCCCGGATCCACCGCTCCAACTTCACGACGTGCCGGATCGCCTCGTTCACCCGAGGCAGATCCTGCGGCACCTGGCCCTTCTGGATGTGGGCGTTCAGGTGGGTGCAGATGTGGGCTCGCCTGCCACCGTGCTCGAACTTCACGATAGTGGCCGACCGTGCGGGTGACTGGCCCACAGCGTAACACATGACGTGGGAGTGGGCCTCCGTCACCTTGATGTCCTCACGGACCAGGATCGGGTTGTTCAGCAGGTGACCCTCACCGACCGCGAAGCACTGGTAGCCCGGCATCTTCTGCAGACGGGGTACGAACTTCCGGGCCTCGTTCAGGCCGATGATGTGCGCCTCCGTGCTGGCCAGCAGCGCGATGTCCGAGTTCGGCTCCGGGTTCTCCCGCCAGATGTTCGCGGTCACGATGTCCAGGTTCGTACGGACCGCTGGCCGCTGCACCGGACGAGGGGCAGGAGCGGGCGGGGCAGGCGTCGGCTTCTCCACCGGCTTCGGTTCGATCATCGTGTGCGGCGTCCCAGCCAGGAGCCGCCGCAACGTCACAGCGTCAGGCAGTCGAGGCCGACCCTCCACCCCGATCTTCCGCTCGTGCTCGCCGTACTGGTTCAGCGTCCTCGGACCCACGTACCCGTCGGTGGTCAGCCCCGACCCGTACTTCAGGTTCAGCGCATCCTGGACCCGGCGCACACCCGGGAGGGAGATCACGTCCCGACCCTCGATGGCGTTCAGGAACTGCTCTCGCACTCGCTCCAGGTGCACCCGACCCGGCTCCACCGGCTTCGGCGGGGCCATCGGCTTGAACCACGAGGAGGTGTCGAACTCCCCAGCGTTGTGCCGGAGGCTGACGTGGACGTGCTTGAAGTGGCCGTTCGACCCGGTGTACCTGCGAGCCGCCCAGTTGTAGGACCGTGAGTAGATGATCCCGTTGCTGATGACGTACCAGACACGGTGGTCACCCACAGCAGCGGACAGGATCTCCTCACGCAGGTTGCGTGCAGGCTCCCGGTCGTCAATGTCGATGTCGATGGCCCGGACCACACCGTTCAGGCGTCCACCGCAGGACCAGCACGGGTTGTGATCGGAAGTCCGAGCAGCGTGCGAAGGGTCACCGATCCACCCGTCCGAAGACTTGTCCCGATCCGGGAAATGCGTGTTGATCTCGTCGCGGAACTGCACGAGAGCAGGTGCCAAGAAGTAGGTTGCCATGCTGCCACGGTACTCCAGATACGGCGTGTCGTTCTGTAACTCCCCCTTCTCCTGTAGGGTTCCGCCTAGAACGTCCAACGGCCTTGGTGCCCGGTGACTCATCGCACGTCTTCCGTGCATGTCGAAACCACAGCCACCAGGAGCACACCGTGGACAAGTTCGAGAACATCACCAACGAGGACCTCGCCACCCTGGCGACCGAGAAGCGTGCCGCGTTCGACGCCCTCCTCGCCATCGAGTCCCCCACCGTCGCGCAGGTGGACGAGGCCGAGGCGCTCGCCACCGAGATCGAGGAGATCGTGGCGGAGCAGGAGCACCGCGAGGAGATGGCCGCTCAGGCAGCCGAGAAGTTCGCGGCCCTCAAGAACCGCGAGTTCGGCAAGAAGGTCTCTGTCGACTCCGACATGCCGGAGGCCGACTCCCCCGAGGACGGCGAGAAGGTCGACCCCGACGCCCCCGCCGAGGTCGACTCCGACCCCGACGAGGTGGAGCGCGAGGCCGACGAGGAGGCCAAGAAGAACAGCGGCGGTGCTCCCCAGTCCACCGCCCGCAGCCAGTCCATCGCTGCCACCGTGGCCCGCAAGACGAAGCGGCCCGCCCCGCCCACCTTCAACCGTGGTTCGCTCTCCCTGACCGCCGCCGCCGAGGTGCCCGACTACGCCCAGGGCGCAAGGCTCAACGGCATCGAGGACCTGGCCCAGGCCGTCATCAAGCGGAGCCAGGGCTTCACGCCGCCCACCGGTGACGGCAAGTCCGAGGACATCCGGAAGTTCGGTGTCGCCAGCATCCGTCGGGAGTTCCCGAAGGAACTGACCATCGACCGGGGCACCGACGACATGGAGGTCCTGGAGCGGGCAGCCAAGGAGACCCGTCTCCCCGGCAACTCCCTCGTCGCCGCTGGCGGGTGGTGCGCACCGTCCGAGACGATGTACGACCTGTGTGGGGACGAGTCCTCGCTGGAGGGCCTCATCTCCCTCCCCGAGGTCAACGTCGCCCGAGGTGGGATCAACTACACCACCGGTCCGGACTTCACGGACTTCTACACCACGGCCAACGGCTTCTTCGTGCAGACCGAGGCGCAGGCCATCGCCGGTGCCACCAAGCCCTGCGTGACGGTGGACTGCCCGCCGTTCCAGGAGGTCCGCATGGACGCGGTGGGGCTCTGCATCAAGATCCCGATCCTCACCAACGCCACCTGGCCGGAGTTGATCCAGCGGTACGTCAGCGGGTTCCTCACCGCGTACCAGCACCGGCTGTCGGCCAACATCATCACCCGGATGCTCGCGCTCACGGGTGCCGCCAAGGTCTACCCGGGTCTCGGCTCCACCGTGATCGACACCCTGGAGGGTCTGACCCTCATCGCCCAGCAGCGTCGTGAGCGTCTCCGCATGGCGCAGAACGGCACGCTGGAGGTCATCCTCCCGATGTGGGTGCGCGGCGCTCTCCTGGCCGACCTCGCCGCCCGAGGCAACGACGCTGCGAACAACGAGGCGCTCCTCAACTCCATGTTCGCTGCTCGCGGCTTCAACGTGCAGTGGGTCTACAACTGGCAGCAGTTGCCCGACAACTCGCTGGCGTACCCCGCGACGTTCAACGCGCTGATGTACCCGGCCGGGACGTTCATCAAGGGCACGAAGGATGTCATCAACCTGAGCACGATCTACGACGCGGCCTCCCTGGCGGTCAACGTCTACACGGGTCTGTTCATGGAGGAGGGCCTCCTCGTCGCCAAGATGTGCAACGACGCCGACCTCGTGACCCTCCCGGTCTGCAACGCCGGTCGCCTCGGCGCTGGCGACCTGACCTGCGTCTGATCCTCCTGACTCAGTGTGGGGCTGGTAGCCACCCCAGCCCCACACTCACAGAAGGGAGGTGGCCCAGATGGTGATGGTCACTACGTCCTACCCGGAGGCTCCGGCGATCACGGAGCGTCAGGGCACGCTGCTCGACGCCGCCACGGTGGTCGACGGGCAGTTCGCCTGGAAGTCAGGGCTCGCACTGTTCGACTCCTACAACGGGATGTCGTTCGATTCCGCTGCAGTGTTCTGCGGACCGAACAACAAGGTGTTCGACAACACCGCCGTGTGGACCGACGGTCTGCAGTTCGCCGCCTACGGTGGCCTGCTGTGCAAGGCCATCGGCCTGGACATGCCGGAGATGCTCCGCAAGGCCGGGGACACCTTCACGGTCGGTGAGTCCACGGCGGTCGAGCGGGCTCTGATGAAGACCCGGTTCGTCGCCAACGCTGCAGGGGACAACACGGTCCCTGGCTCCTGGCCTGCACCGACGGACATCACTCCTGCGGGTGGTGCGGTGAAGCCTGCGGTCGGGGTCGCGCTCCTGGAGGGCTACGCCTCCAGCGTGTACGTCGGCCTGCCCACCCTCCACGTCCCCGTCGTCATCGGGTCGCTCCTCCTCGGAGTGCCCGGCAACGCCTTCGACGGGGAGAGCCCGGAGACCGCACTCGGCTCCAAGATCGCGGTCGGTGCCGGGTACGACTTCCCGAACACCAGCCCCACCGGCGCTGCTGCTGCAGCCGGGGAGAAGTGGATCTACGCCAGCGGCGAGGTCCTCGTCCTGCGAGGGGAGACCATCCTCCGACAGGAGTTCAACCAGGAGAACAACGAGGTGACCGTGCTCGCGGAGCGCCCGTACATCGTGGCCGTCGACACGTTCGTGGCTGCAGTGAGAGTCCAGGTGGCGGCATGACAGACGTGAAGGTCCCGATCAGCACCGACAACGCGGTACTGCTCCTGGCGGCAGCCCACGAGTTGGGCCTCGACCCGTCGGTGGTGCAGACCCGGGGCGGCACGTTCGTGGTGCCGTCGGAGGTCAACGACAAGGCGTTCGCTCCTCGCAAGAGTGAGGGCGACGAGGCCCCGGCCAAGAAGGCGGCAGCCAAGAAGTCCACGACGAAGAAGCCCCAGGAGTAGACATGCCCAGTTTCCCGCTCGTCCGTGGACGTGCTCTCCGTGCCACCCGGCTGAACGGCTGTGGACAGACCGTCCTCGGCCCGGACTCCGTGGTGGTCACCAAGGGGTTCATCTCCGTCGGTCTCACCGCCAACAACGAGGAGGGTGAGACGATCTCGGTGACCAACGCTGCCGGAGAAGTCTGCGTCCTCGATGAGCCTCAGCCGAGGTTCACCGGCTACACCATCGAGATCGCCTTCTGTGGCGTCGACCCGGAGTTGTTCTCCATGATGACCGGTCAGCCGGTGGTCCTGGACGCGGCTGGCGAGTTGGCGGTCGGCCTGCGAGTCAACTCCAAGGTCAGCCTGGGTGACAAGGGCTTCGCTCTGGAGATGTGGTCCAACGTCCCGGTCGCGGCCTGTGACGCCTCTGGCTCCGCTTCCTACGGGTACTTCCTGATCCCGTTCATCAAGGGCGGGGTGCTCGGGGACTTCACGGTGGAGAACGGCGCGATCAACTTCACCCTCTCTGGGGCGTCCTCCAAGGAGGGCTCCGAGTGGGGTGTCGGCCCCTACGACGTGGTGCGAGATGTCAATGGTTCGGCGGGTCCGCTCAACGAGCCCATCGACACCGGAGACCACCTGCACCTGGAGGTCACCACGGTGGCTCCCCCGTCGGAGACGGAGAGCGGTGCTGTCGCACTCGGTGTCGTGGCCACCTCTGGTGTCGCTGGTACCCCGGGCACCACGGCTCCGGCGAACTCCTACGCCCCCGCCAACTTCGCCAGCATCGGAGCGCTCACCGCGAACCCGACCTCGGCGTGGACGACCGGGCAGTCCATCATCCTGCGGGACGGCTCCCAGGCGCACTGGGACGGCTCAGCCTGGGTGGCTGGGGTCGCCTGATCCCATTAGTACTGATGGTGGCCCGGACCTAGTTGCGATGGGTCCGGGCCACAGTCAGCGTGAGAGGGTGGTGACATGCCAGTTCCAGACTTCGGCGGGTGCGCCTGGCCGGTAGACACTGCCTGTTTCACCGAGGAGTGGGAGACGTTCAGTCCGGAGGTACAGGAGCGGTCCATCGCTCTGGCGTCCAGCACGCTCCACCGGCTCACCGGCTACCGGGTCACGAACTGCCCGATCACCGTACGACCCTGCACTCCTCGTGCAGCGTGCGGCTACGGCAACGGCCCGGGAGACTTCTACTTCTACGGGCGCACCAACTTCTACCCGAACAACTGGGGCGGGGTGTGGTCGAACTCCTGCGGATGCCGAGACAACCAGTGCGGCCATACGGCGGGAGCCCAGATCGAACTCCCGGCTCCGGTGGGTCGAGTCGACCAGGTGAAGGTGAACGGTGCAGTTGTCCCGACCACTGCGTACCGGGTCGACAACGGCAACCTCCTCGTCCGCACCGACGGTGGGTCGTGGCCACTGACTCAGGACCTCCGGCTCGCTGACACGCAGCCCAACACCTTCAGCGTCACCTACCTCAACGGCTACCCGGTCGACTCCCTCGGTGCCTACGCCGTGGGCGTCCTGGCCATGGAGTACGGGCGGGCCTGCGTCGGCAACGCCTGCCGCCTCCCCAGCGGCGTCACCATGGTGGCCCGGCAGGGTGTCACGATGGAGATCCAGTCCGGTGCCTTCCCGAACGGCCTGACCGGGATCCAGGAGGTCGACACGTACCTCGGCCTCTGGAACCCCGGCGCCCTCCGTCGAGGACCCACCGTCTACTCACCAGACCAGCGGAGGCCGCGCATCACTACCCACGGAGCAGGCGCATGACGATCACCCGGCTGAAGTTCCGCCACGGCACCACCAACGAGTGGAACGTCTACAACCCGATCCTGGAGGAAGGGGAGCCCGGGTTCGACATCACCGCCAAGCGGTTCAAGATGGGCGACGGTGTGAACCCATGGGCGAACCTGCCCTACACGGCAGTCGACCCTGCGCAACTCACCGCCATGGTCGACTCGGTGAGTGCTGGCGTCTCAACCGCACAGGCCGCATCAGCGGCTGCAGCAGCGTCCGCTGTGTTGGCCGAGCAGGCAGCGGAGAACGCTCAGCAGCCAGTCACCACGGACTCCGCTGTCGCTGGAGCGGTGAACACCGTCGGCTCCCAGTCCCAGACCGCTGTCGACCTCCGAGTCAGCGCCGGTGTGACGGGTGCTGCAGGTGACACCGTTATCGCTGCCCGCATCAACACCGCAGGCACTCTCACTAGGACGGCGGTCGACGGTCGGGTCTCCGCTGTGACAGACCCTGAGTTGGCGACCAAGATGGACAAGGACAGTCTTGTCATCAATGCCCTCGACCACGGCGTGGTCCGATCCAGCACCGTGGACCAGGCGGCGGCGCTGAACGCTGTTGCCGAACTGGCGCTTAGTCGCGGTCCGGGCACCGTCCTCTACATCCCGCGAGGGACCTACCTCATCAACAGCATGGTCACCATCAAGTGCGACGTGTACGCCCCTGGTGTCCGCTTCACCTACAACGGCTCCGGAACCGCCCTCACTGTCGGGGACACCACTCCGGGTGTGGCAGTCGTCGGACGCACCTACCACCTGCCCGAGGTGGCCAAGAGCGCACAGGGCTGGGACGGCAGCAGTCTCGGCATCGACCTGGTGAACCTGAACACCTGCCGGGTCTACGTGCCCCTCGTCCGCTACTTCGAGCGGGGCCTGCGCTGCTACGGCATCGGAACAGGGTTCGTCTACAACACCGTCGAAGTTGGGCTGATCGCCTTCAACCACCGCCAGTTCCAGATGGGTGGAGCGGTGGAGACGGCCACCCATCGAGCAGGTTGGGCCAACCAGAACCTGTTTCTCAACGCCCAAGTGTTCTGCCCCATCTCGGCTCAGAGCATCACGGCGGTGGAGGACGACCCCAACGCCAGCGCCATCGAGTTGGGCACCGACCCCACCAGCCAGCCGAACAACAACACGTTCATCAACTGGTCCGTCGAGAACGTCATCCCAGCGTTCTACCGACTCCGATGCAACGGGCAGCACAACCGGTTCATCAACTGCCGATGGGAGCACAACGGCGGCTCCTCCCGGGTGCTGTGGCAGGAGTTCGGCAGGTACAACACCATTGAGGGTGGCTACGACGCCGACAACCTCGTGGAGACCTACGTGGACGGCTCCGTCGGCAACGCCATCTACGGCGCACGCGGCGGCTTCATCAACGCCACCAACCCCAGTGGCTTCGCTGTCCCCGCCAACACCGCCCTCCCGTTCCGCACCATCACCGGGTGGAACAACTCGTCGGTGTTCGCCAACTACAACGCCTCCAACGGGGCCTGGACCCCACGACAGGGCCGGTGGAGGATCACTGCAACTATCGGTGTGGACGGACCTGCCGGTGGCACCATCATCACGCGCCTCGTCGGGGGCGGGACCCGGCTGCTCGACTACGACCAGAAGACCGCCGAGGGTCGCACCCTGATGAAGATGTCATGCAACGAGCGGTTCACTGGTACAGAAACCTTGGTCGCCCAGATCAGGCAGGAAGCCACGGTAGGCCGGTCGCTGACGACTATCGTGGGAATGGTCCACCTCGACGCCGAGTACCTCGGCCCGTAGGAAGTAGGGACGGAAGATGATCGTTCAGGTCAGGTGGCGCAGAGGCACCTCCGCAGAGTGGGCTGCAGCCAACCCGCGCCTCGCCATAGGCGAGCCGGGCTTTGACGAGACGCTGGGCCGATTCAAGATCGGCAACGGCACCACCCCCTGGATCAACCTCCCCTATGCCGCCGTGTCCCCGCTGGAGATGCAGGCCACTCTTGCCCAGGTCGACCAGGCTGTCATTGAGGCCCGTGCCGCCAGGGACGCTGCCATCGCCGCAGCCAACAGCATCGGCA